CAATCTCCGGGGTTGTGGTTCTTGTTGTTCTTTGGACGTCGGCCATGGCTGATCCTGTGGTGGTTGCCGCGGTTGCCGATTGGCCGGGCCTGGCAGATTGGCTTGTCGATCACCCGCTTCCTGAAGGTGAGGATCTGGACCTCAACATGACCGAGTTGGCGACGGTCTTTGCAATCTCGACCAATACGGTCAAGTCCTGGTTGACGCAGCCCGAAAGCCCGATGCCGTGCGTCGAGCCGGGCGGCAATGGTCGAGAATATGTTCTGCGGCTGTCGTGGTGCTACGCATGGCGCAAGGTGCAGGAAGCCAAAAAGAAAAGCCGCTCACTCCAATTGACCCAGATGCAAGGCACCCTGTTCGGTGTCGAGATGGATCACAATGATCGTGAGCTGACGTCCAAGCAGATCCGTGAGGTCGCCGAGGCGCGCATGGCGCACGCCAACGCGGCCAAGATGCTTGGCACACTGACCGAGATCGATGCGGTGTATCAGATCATCGAAGAGATTTTCGTGGTTGTGCGTGACACTGCCATGGGGGCCTGCGACCGACTTGAGCGGGAGTTGAGTTTGACCTCGCCTCAGACACGCCAGGCGGAGAAGGTCATGGAAGAAATGCTCACATCCATGGGCAACAAGTTGCAGGAAAGCGTGATCGGACATGACTACACGCCGCACCTGGATATGACCCGACAGTTGGTCAACAAGACATGAGCTTTGAACGACACGGTTTTGAGCCTCTGCCGCCATTGCGCGACGCGCGGGACGCGCTGGCCAAAGCCCTCCCGGCACTGGCCCCGCCGCGCAAGGTGTCGGTTGTTGACGCAGCTGAGCGGCATATGCGGGTCAACGTGAATAACGCATGGTCCGATTTCCGCCGTGAAACCGTGCCTTACATGATCGAGCCCATGAACATGACCACCTCGCGGGACTACCGCGCGCTGGTATTTGTGGGGCCTTCGCGGTCAGGTAAAACCATGCTGCTCAATGCGGTCTGGGCTCATGCCATCACATGTGACCCGGCACGGATCGGTTTTTACGTTGATGACCGGGCAACCCGAGACAGCTATGAGCGCAACACGTTTTCGCCGATCGTGCGCAACTCCCCTGACCTTGCCGCCAAGCGGGCGACGGGGCGTGGCTCCGACACCATCGACAGCAAGATATTCGTCGGGGGGACGCATGTCACGATAGACCCCGCCACAGGGTCACGCCTGCAGGAGCGGTCGCTCGGCAAGGCGCTTGGCACCGAGTTCGACCAATACGGCCCCGATATTGATGGTGAGGGTGATCCGCTGACGTTGATGTTGGCGCGGACCTATATGGCCGGATCGCGTGGTATGGTCGTGGTCGAAAGCTCGCCGCGCGCCAGTGTGCTGGATGAAACCGACATCAGCGCGGATCCGCACGTCGCGCCGAAAGTCGGATATGGCGTGTTTGCGCACTATCCCAACACGACCAAGGGCCGCCTGTATTGGCCCTGCGTGCTTTGCGGTTCGTTTTTCGTGCCAAATTACGACATGCTGGAGATCCCCGACAGCACCGAATTGAACGAGGCGGCGCAGGCCGCGCGTATGAAGTGCCCACATTGCCACGATCTCATCTCGCCCGATCATAAGCTGGAGATGCTGGCAGCAGCAGAATGGCGGCATGTGGGTCGCAATGGCACGCCCGTCACGCTGCAAAGCGGTGATGTTATCGACACCCAGATGCTTGGGTATTGGCTTGATGGCACGCAGGCGGCGTTCATGCCCTGGTCTGATGTCGTTTTGAAAATGCTCGAAGCGGAACAGGCCTTTAAGGCAACAGGTGATGAGAGCCAGCTTCGTGTCGTCACCAATACGCGGATCGGCGCGGCCTATCGCCCAAGGGCAGGATCGGGCGGCGACATATCGTTTGAATCGCTGATCAAGAAGGCCGAGGCCACGCCGTCCTTGCGTGGTGTGGCACCATCATGGACCCGCTTCATCACGGTGTCGGTGGATACGCAGAGCACCTATTTCAGCGTCGGTGTCACGGCCTGGGGTCTGGACGGGCAACGCCAACCGATCGACCGCTTTGATCTGAACACGCCGCCCACAGTGGAAACGGGCGCTGCCGCGCGCGTTCTCAAGCCGGGCATGTATGCCGATGACTGGGCCGTGCTGGATGCGATTGAAGCGATGCGCTGGCCTGTTGCGGGCGAAGAATGGGAGTTGGGTGCCGTCGCTGCCGTAGTCGATATGCAAGGCGAGATGGCCACGACCGATCACGCCTACAAGTTCCTGCGCCGCCGTCAGCGTGCCGGGCAGGGCCGTTTCTGGCATCTATCGCGGGGCCGTGGGGGAGAGCATCGCGATCGTGTCTGGCTGGCGCGGCCTGAAACTGTTTCCGCCAAGTCAAAACGCCGGGTGGCCAAGGATATCGTGATCCTGAACATGGCGACGGATCGCCTGAAGGATGCCGTGGCGACAGGCCTTTTGATGCCGGATGAGGGGCCGAATTACTGCGCCATTCCTGATTGGATGACAAAGGACCAACTGACCGAATTTACAGCTGAGCGGCGTGATGACACCGGGCGCTGGCAAAAGCGTCCAGGGTTCGTGCGCAACGAAAGCCTTGACCACCTCGTGCAGGCTCTGGCGCTGTTCATTATCATCGGTGGTGAGCGGGTGCGCCCGGACGCGCCGCCCGATTGGGCGCGCCTTGATCTGTCGAACGTGCTGGTCCGCTATGTTGGCCCGGTCGATGCAGCACCGGAAAAGCCAGCCGAACGGCTAGAGGCACCATCCTGGATACCGAGGCGGGAGAAATGGTTATGAGCACCACTGCCATTCAACTTGCAACGCTGAAGGCCATGCACGCAAAGGGCGTCCTGACCATGACGCAAGGCGGCGAAACTGTCACCTTCGACTCGGGTGCTGATTTGCGCCGTCGTATCTCTTACCTCGAAGCCACCCTTGCCCGTGAGAACGGAACAGTGCGCCCCAACGCCGGTGTGACGTATCCTCACTTTACCAAGGGCTTTGACCAGTGAGCCTCCATTGGACTGATCGGGCGCTTGCAGCGATTGCGCCGCAAGCGGCCATGAAACGTGTCGTGGCGCGCAGCGCTTTGCGCAGCATGACCGCCTATTACGACGCTGCCAGCGGTGGTGGCCGCACCGGGTCCTGGCGCACCTCTCGCGGTGATGCCAATGCGTCCAGCGCGCGCCGTGCGCGGCTTGCCTTCATCTCGCGCGATATGGTGCGCAATAATTCTATCGCCACGGGCGTGGTTCAAACCATCGTATCGCACACCGTGGGGCGCGCCATCTTGCCGAAGCTGGAAGGGTTGCCCGCCGACCTGAAGGCCGACGGCAAGATACGGCTTGATCGTTATCTGAAATCGCGCGCAATCGATTGGCGCGGGCGCGAGTCGTTGGGTGGATTGCAGCGGCTGATCATGGGCGCTCTGGTCACGGATGGAGAGGTGCTGGTGATCCTGCATCCCGGTGCGAATGGTCTGTATCCGCAGTTGGAAGTGCTGGAGATCGATCACCTTGATGACGGCGCATATCGGTCGAGCATCGGCGACGGCTATGTCCAGGACGGCATTGAATATGATGCACAGGGTCATCGTGTCGCGTATCATATCTTCGACGAGCATCCCGGTGCGCAGGGTATGATCAACTGGAGGGGCAGTGCTGCATCGCGCCGGATCGATGCGCGGTATGTCATCCACCTCTATCGGCAGGATCGGCCTGGGCAGGAGCGTGGCGTGTCCTGGTTCGCGCCGGTGGCTTTGCCGTTACAAGACCTTGCGGATTACGAGGATGCGCAACTGGTGCGGCAAAAGATTGCCGCATGCTTTACGGTCTTTCGGCACTCGGCCACACCTGACGCGGCTCCGGCCTCGCTCTCTCCCGGTGCGATCATCGATGTCGCAGAAGAGGGCGCTTATGAGTTCGCTACTCCACCCGGTGTCGAAGGCTACGATGAATTTACCCGCGGGCAATTGCGCCGGATCGCAAAAGGTGTGGGCATCACCTATGAGGCGGTTTCCGGTGATCTGAGCCGCGTCAATTTTTCCTCGGCCAAGATGGGCCGGTTGGAAATGGATCGGCACATCGAATCGTGGCAGTGGCTTATTCTGATCGATCAGTTTCTTGCGCCGCTCGGTGCGCTGTTTTTACAGTCATTCGCGCTTGACCCGAAATTCAGCCACCGTGCGGCCGAGATACTTGGCGGGCGTATCGATTGGGTGCCGCCAGCGCGTATCCTGATCGATCCATCGCGGGAAATTCCGCCGATGATCGAAGAGGTGCGGGGTGGGCTGAACAGTCGCCAGCGCGCAGTTACTGCCCTTGGCCGCGACAATGATCAGATCATGGCCGAGCAAATCGAAGACATGAAGGCCGCCGACGCGGCAGGCCTGATCTTTGACAGCGACGGTCGCTACCACGCAAAAGCTGCGCCGCCTGTGGCGGGAACAGATCAAAAGGATGCCAAAGATGAATGAGCTTCACCTTTACGGAACCGTCGGACAGAGCTTCTGGGGGGAAGAGGCTTTCAGCAACGCGGACGTCGTTGCCGCTTTGAAAGATATGGAGGGAGATCTGACGGTTTTTCTCAACAGCGGTGGCGGCATCGTCTTTGAGGGCACGGCGATCTATAACGCCCTGCGCGCTTATCCTGGGAAAAAGCGTGTGATCATTCAGGGCATTGCCGCCTCGATGGCCAGCGTGATCGCAATGGCAGGCGATGAAATCGTCATGGGCGAGGGTGCCCTGATGATGGTCCATGATCCTGCGCAATTGTTTACCGAAGGGCGCGGCACGGAAGAGGACCACCTGCGTATGGCGAACGGCCTTGGAAAGGCCGCGGTCTCCATGGCGCGGATTTACGCACGGCGCACGGGTCTTTCGATCGATGAGGTGCGGGCAATCATGAAGCCTGAAACCTACATGGACGGTCCCGAGGCGCTTGCGAAGGGCTTTGCCACTGAATTGTCCGAGGATTTGGACACCGCACAAGATGCGGCGGCCTTCGACTATACCATGTATCGCCACGCCCCGCCCGCCCTGCGCGCGATCGGGCGGCGGTTCCAATCCCAGATTTCCCAACCGGCCCTCGTGGCCATGATTGCGGGCATACCCGCGCAGCAAAGGACCCTGACCATGGCCAAAGAGAACCAGACTGAAGAAGACGACATCGACGCAATGGATGAGGAAGAAGAGTCGCAAGACCAAACCTCCGAAGACACGACGGATGATGAAACGTCTCCTGAAGACGACGCGACGGATGTGGGCGCGGACGATGATGACGACGAAACCCCCGCCACCGCAAACCAGCTGCTGCGCATGGCCGCCTCTTTCGGGCGTCCAGCTGCAACGGCACAACACATGATCGCCAAGAAAATGACGGCAACAGGTGCCGCAGCCTATCTGGCGAAGGAAGTGCAAGGGACAAACCCCATGAGTGCCACCAACCGTCGCGGCCCGGCCACTGCGCAAATTCATCGTGATGAGCGTCAGACCATGCGGACCGGCATGGCGGACGCGATTGTCGCACAAATGGGCCGCGCCCGCGATGTGACCGGCCCCGCCCGCAAATACATGGGTATGTCGCTTGTGGATATGGCCGCGCAGGTGATCAAGCATCGAGGTCCGGTGCGCAGTGCCTCTGACAAGATCCGTGTCTTCGAGGCGGCAGCGCATTCCACGTCGGACTTTCCGGCAATCTTTGAGAACGCGCTGAACAAGCGGTTGTTGCAGTCATACACAGCGCAGCAGCCGACCTTTACAGCAGTCGCCGATCGGTTGGACTTTCAGGATTTCCGCCAGGTGCCTTTGATCCGTGCCGGTGATTTCCCGAACCTGCAGAAGGTCAACGAAGGCGGCGAGATCAAGCACGGCACCTTCGGCGAGAGCCGTGAAACCGCGATCCTGTCGAGCTATGGCATCCAGATCATGATCACCCGTCAGATGATGATCAACGATGATCTTGGCGCGATCGACCGCATTCTCGGAACCTACGGTCAGCGTGTCGCGCTGTTCGAGGACAAGACTTTCTACGAGTTCGCGATGACGGCCAAATTGTCGGATAACAAGAACGTTTTCCACGCGGATCACGGCAACCTGGCCGCGAGTGGCACGGTGCTTTCGGTCGCAACACTTGATGCGGGCCTGCAGGCAATGGCCTTGCAGACAAGCCTTGATGGAGATGTTCTGGGTATCGTGCCCTCGATCATCCTGACAGGTGCCAAGCAGGCCCTGAACGCCAAGCGTATCATCGCCGAGGTGACGGCCTCGACCGCCGCCGAGGTCAACCCGTTCTCGGGCGACTTCATGCATATTCAGACGCCCCGGATCACCGGGACCGAATGGTATCTGCTGACGGCACCGGGGTCCGGTGGTGGGTCGCAGTGGGTCTATGGCTATCTCGATGGTGCCGAAGGCCCGCGCGTCCGCACGGAAGAGCCGTTCGGGCGTCAAGGCATGGCCATCTCGGTCGAGCATGATTTCGGCGTCGGCGCTCAGGACAGCCGGTTTGGATACAAGAACCCCGGCGCGGTCTAAGGTGCCATCCAACGCCGCTGTGTGCTGATACCTGCGCATCGCGTCACCGATATTGCCCAAGGCCCGGCCAAATGTGTCGGGCCTTGGGCGTCTCACACACCTTGAACACCTCAAAGGAGGTTCGCTATGAAAAATTTTGTGCAAAAGGGTGATGTTGTCACCATCACCGCCACCGCGGCTGGAACGTCCGGCAGTGGCCTGCTTTTTGGCAAGCTCTTCGGCGTCCTGACCGCCAATGTGGCGATCGGCGCAGAGGCCGAACTGGCGCTCGTTGGCGTCTTTACCCTGCCCAAGGTCGAGGCGCAGGCGTGGACGTTTGGGGCCGCGCTCTATTGGGACGCTGCCACCGGTCTGGTCACAACCGTCGCATCGACCCATGTCAAGATCGGCCATGCTTTGGCGGCGGCCCTCGATCCGTCAACGACAGGCGTCGTGCGTCTGTCCGGTGCGCCGGTCTGATATCCGGCCATGAGCATTTTCGATGGAATGACCGCGCTGTTTGAAGGCGTCTTCGACTGCGCGGTCATTCTTTTGCTGCCCGACGCGGAAGATGTAGCCATGCGTGGCATCTTCCGGGAAGAGCCGTTCCAGCGCACGGATCTTGATGGCAACGACATCACAGTCGTGCAGCCGACGCTGAAGCTCAGGGCCGCCCATGCCGCTCTGGTGTCGCGGGGATCCCGCCTCACGGTGGAGGCCAGGCCGGGCGAAGCGTTTAAGGTCGTCGCCAAGCATCCGACACGGTCCCCCGCCACCGACCGGCACTTTCTGCTGCTGCTGACGGAAGATTACGCACCATGACCCATTACCGGACGGACATGCGGCAGGCCGCCATTGCACTGCTCCAGGCAAACGCATTCTTCGCCGACGCCTCGCGTGTTCTGGCCAGCGCTCAGGTCGATGCGGACACTGTACCGTGCTGGTCGGTGAGCACCCCAAGCGAAGATGCGACGGTGCAAAGCGCGCGACTGCATGAGGCGCGCACCAACCTTGTCGTCGCGGTGTCACTGAGTGCGAGCGCCACGGACATCGAGGCGCTGCTGGACGATACATCCGGCCTTATCGAGGCGCTTATTCTGGGTGGCCTGACCGAACAGGCTGGCCCTCAAAACGTGCAGCTGAAGCGCACTGAAATCAAAACCGGCCCCGAAGACAAGGCCATCATCGGCACGGTGATGATGCTCTTCGAGGTCATAGGCTATCTCGAAGAAACATAGAAAGGATATGACATGACACGCGAATACAGCCAAGCCAAACCGGGCACCGAGTATGGTCTCCGCCTGCACATTCGCCACGGTGCGGAAACCCCCGCCGTGTTCGAGATCAAGGCAGTCGAGGATTTTGAATTTCCCGACCTCAGTGCACCGCAGATCGATACCACGCATATGCGGAGCCCCGGCAATGTCGGAGAGGTCATCAATGGCCCGCGTCCCGCGCTGATTTTCGATCTGCCTTTGCAATATTGGGAAGGTGTCAGCTACGAGGCGACACTGCGCACGTTGATTGGCTCGGGCGATGTCGTGGAATTCCTGATCACGCTTGGGTCTTCCTACCGGGGCTTTGCGACCAGGGTGCTGCACTACGATCCCACAGCAATTCCGATGCGCGAAAAGGCGATGGCCACCCTGAAGCTCGCCATCATGGCCGAGATCACCGACCCCACCGCCCTGCCGACGTAATCATTGGCCATGATGTTCAAACGCCGGGCCGCCCCTGTGATCGACATGGGCGGCCTGTATCTGTTCGAGTGCTCTGAGGGGCTATCGGCCCCGTCCTTGATCGAGGATGTGCTGCAGGCGGCTGTCAGCCACCCGAATGAGGCGCTGCCGCAGAATTTGACCGAGGCGCTGGCCCGACTGGTGTCCTATTGCCTTGGTGGACGGCGCAGCTTGCCGCGGGCTTTCTTGCTGATCGACAAAGCCCCTGATGCTGTGGCGCGCGCGCTGCGTCAATTTCTTGAGGATCCGTTGCCCCAGGCGTCTGCCGGTGCGGCAGATGGCGCAGGTGGCGCCAGTAAAATGCCATCCGTGCTCGACATGCGCTCCGCGTGGCTGGCAAGTGGCGGCGGGCCTGATATCTTTGACCGGCTGACCCTTTGGGAGCATAGCCGCATCTTGAAGGAACGCCAAAAGCGACAGCGCGCTGCCCTGTTGGACGCCGCAGTTTCTGCCCGCATGGGGCAAGCCGACAACAAACACTTCAAAAGGTTCGTCGCCGATCTATCCGCTGATCTTGACAATCGCGCGCCCAATGCCTGGGTGCGCAGCCTTTTCGCCGCTTCGGCACACCTGCCGACAGTCACACAGCAGGATCTGGCCAGCATGAAGGGGACAGCATGAGCAGACTGGTCGGCAAGCTGAGGGCTGTTCTTCGCCTCGACAGCACGCAGTTCAATCAGGATGTCGGCCGCCAGCGGTCGCGGCTTGCCGGGCTGATGAGTTTTGCGAGGCGGGCGTTTGCACCGCTTGCCGCCGCTGCCGCCGGAATGGCTTCTGTGCAAAGCATCCGTCGGACGCTTGGGTTCATCGATGCGCAGGCCAAGTTGGCGCGGTCGCTTGGCACCACCGTCCAAAGCATGCAGGTTCTCAGTCGCGCGGCAGAGCTGGCAGGGATCGATCAAAGCCGTCTTGAGAGCAGTTCGCGGGATTTGCAGCGTCGGTTGTCGCAGGCCGCCGCCAGCGGTGGGCCCGCCGCCGCCGCGTTGGACCGTCTTGGCCTGAGCGCCGAAGGGCTGATGGCGCTTCCGCTTGATGAGCGGATATTGCAGATCAACACTGCCCTTGAGGCAAATGTGACAAGCGCAGAGCGCGCCGCCGTAGCTGGCGCGCTCTTTGGCGAGGAGGGTTCGTTGGCGATGACCCGCCTCGACCCCGCCACCTTGCGTCAAGCCAACGAAGAAATCGCGCAGTTCGGGCGCGTCGTGTCCGGTGTAGAGTCCGCCGCGATCGAAAAGGCCAACGACGCGATATCCCTTATGGGAATGAGCGCGCGGGCCTTTGGGACCGATATGGTCATCGCGCTGGCACCCATCCTTGATTGGGGCTCGCGTGGGGTGGCGGTGTTGGTGCGAGGTGTGCGGACCGTCACGCAATTCTTCCGTGACTGGGTCTTCCTTGTCGCGTCGTTTTATCGGTTCCTCTTTGAGGGGTCCAGCCTGCTGCAAGGCTATGTGGGTATAGCCCGCAATGTGTGGAGCGCCTTCGGGCGGGTGCTGTCGGCCATCGGCGGTCTGATCGGTGGTCTGCGAACCCTGTTCGTTGGTATGCGGTCGCTGGTTGAGCAAAGTGGCAGTTTTGGCGCTGTGTGGGAGCACCTCAAGGCGATCGCTGCCGAGGTTGCTCCGCGCATTGCCACGTCCTTCAGTGCGATGGGCCTGCGCATTCGTGCGGCGTTTCAAGACGTGGCAGGGCAGGTCGCTATCCGCTTTGGTGAGATCATCGCATCTGGCGCGACCTGGGCCGCACGCATGGCCGACATCGCCATCGGAGCCAAGGACGCGATGGTCGCGGCGTTCAGCGCGCTGCCAGCTGCGATCGGATCGCTGATGTATCAGGCTGCCACTGCGGCAGTCGGTGGTGTTGAAAGCCTGATCAATGGCGTGATCCTCCGGGTGAATGACTTTTTGACGCGGATCAATGCCACCATTGCACGGCTGCCTGATTGGGCGCGTCGTGACTTCACCGGGTTCACCCCGCTCGGCGACGTAAACCTTGACGGCCCGGCCAACCCCTTCGCTGATGCGCAAAGCGTTGGGTCTGCGTCACGCGATGCCTTTCTTGCGGCGCAAGGTCAAACAGATTTCGGGGCGGCGGGCACCGGATTGCAGGACCGGGGCGCGGGTCTTTCCCGTTCCGCGGTCGGCTCGGTTCGGGCGGCGCGCAATCTTGAGGCCAGCAACCGTGCGCCATTGGCATCGGTCGCGGCGCTGACGGCAGCACTGGCAGAGGCGCGCGCGCAAGCAGCAGCAGCTGATGAGGCCGCCGAGAACCTCGGGGTTACGCTTGATAATCTTGGCGACAGCGCATTAGAAACCTCCGAGACCCTCGGCGGTGGTGCTGGTGGGGGTGCTGCCGGATCCATCGCCGATGCCGCTGACACGGCGGGTGACGCTCTCGACGTTCTGCGTGAGCGCGTATCGGGGTTGGCTGCGGGCCTGTCGTCGGCCATCATGCAGGGCAAAAAGTTTGGCGAGATAGTGTCGGGTGCTTTGCTCAAGGTCGCCGAAACCTGGATGACCCAAGGTATTGATACGATCCTCCAGCAGTTGTTTGGGCTGGGACAGGGTGGCAAGGGGAATTTCCTGTCCCAAGCCTTGAGCATTTTCCTTCCAAAGCGCGCCCTTGGCGGTGGCGTGCGGGCCGGACAAATATATCAGGTCAACGAAGACACCCCACGCAGCGAATGGATGTTCAGCAGCGGCAACGGTGGCGTCCTCAATCACGGTCAGATGCAATCTGCCGTCGGGAAGGCCATTGGGTCTGGCGGCGCTGGCAGTGATGCGCAAACGGTATCGATCAGCATAGACGCCCGCGGCGCGCAGCAGGGCGTGGCTGAACAAATTGCAGCAGGCATTCGCCGTGAGCTGCCATCAATCATCATCGCGACCCGCGCCGGTATTGGATCAAAGCAAGCGCGGGGGCATCGGGTATGACGATTGAAATGCCCTTGGTGCTGGTCGTTGGGTTGCAACGCACGCTTATCGCTATGGCGTCTGCGTCGACATCGCCTTTCACAGGTGGCCAGCAAGTGCAGGATTGGGGTGGCCGATATTGGTCGTATGACATCGATATGACCCGGATGGTGGGACGAAATTCCAGCATCATGGACGCCTTTGTAAACGGCCTTGGCGGGATTGCCGGCAAGTTTGTTTTTCGAGATCCTTCTATAAAGCAATCGGTCGCAGGAACGCCGCTGGTCGCAGGCGGTGCGCAGGTCGGCTCGTCGCTGATCACAGACGGATGGCCGAACAGCGTCACGGTTATGCAGGCGGGTGATTTCTTTTCGGTTGGCGCAGGTGCTGCGATGCGGCTGCATCAAATTGCAGCTGACGTTCAATCAAATGCATCAGGTGTCGCGACGCTGACCTTTCATCCGCCCCTGCGGTCAAGCCCGTTCGACAACGATGGTCTGAATGTCACAAACCCTGGTGTTGTGCTGCGGCTGACCGGGCCTGCGCC